CATATCTCCTGATATCATTATTCACTTAGCAGCAACTGTTGGAGGGATCGGGGCAAACCTAAAATCCCCAGGTAAATTTATCTATGAAAATCTGTCTATGGGCTTAGGTCTAATAGAACAAGCTAGAATTAACAAAGTCAAAAAATTTGTTCATATTTCTACAGTATGCAGTTATCCTAGGATTCTGCCAATTCCTTTTAAAGAGGATGATCTGCATAATGGACTCCCTGAAATCACCAATTCTCCTTATGGCATAGCTAAAAAAACTTTAGGTATATTGTTACAAGCATATAAGAAGGAATATAACTTCAATAGCGTGTACTTAATCCCCACAAACCTCTATGGTCCACATGATAGCTCAAACTTGGACACTAATCATGTTATTCCTGCTATAATAATTAAGACCATACTTGCTAAGTCTTCAGGTGCTCCTTTTATATCTTGTTGGGGAGACGGTTCTGTTACTAGGGATTTTCTATATGTAGAAGATTGTGCTAATGCAATATATCAAGCTACTATGAAAATAAACACGCCTATAGAGATCAACATAGGAAGCGGAAAAGAGATATTGATATCTGATTTGGTTAAATTGATTATTAGATTAGTTGATTACAAAGGAGATATCCATTGGGACGTTACTAAGCCCAACGGACAACCTAGAAGATGCTTAGATATTACCAGATCTAAAGAATTACTAGGGTGGGAGCCAGAGATTGGTTTTGAAGATGGATTAAAACAGACAATCAAGTGGTATGAGAAAGAATTGTTGTCATGAATCATAATAGTTCTACTAGACCAGAGATGGATACTCCAGAATATAAAAGCTGGAGATATGCTGTATTAGCAAGGGACAATTTTACGTGCCAGCTAACGCAGTCCAAAGAAGGCCTACAGGTTCATCACGTTGTTCCGTGGAGCCAAAATGAAAAACTTAGATACAATGTCAGCAACGGCATCACTCTTTGTAGGTCGGCACACGAAATGGTAACTGGCCACGAAGATAAGTACGAGGATATATTTAAAGAAATCATTAAAAAGAATTCTTCAAATCAATACAAAAGAGGCGGGCCGAACCCTAGGAAGAAAATGAAGTATAAAATGAAAGATCCAAAGATGAGATTTTAATATGCCTAAAGAAATAAAAATACTAGTTGACTCAAGAGAACAAAAGCCGTGGGAGTTTTCCATAGAAGAGAACACAAAGTCGGGCTTTATTACTAAGATAACTTCTTCTGAGGTTATAAAGTTAGACCAAGGTGATTACACAGTAGAAGGCCTAGAGGATAAAATTATAATCGAAAGGAAAAGTGGCCTTTGTGAATTATTCGTAAATTATACCCCGATAGAAAACAAAAAAAGGTTAGAGGCTGAGTTTGTAAGAATGCAAGGAATAAAGCATAAATATATAGTCATAGAATCAAATCTAGACGCAGACACAATGAGAATGAGCCTACAACAATTCAAGTATCCTATTCCCGCAAGCAAGATAGTAGCATGGATACTTGAGTTAGAGCTAAAATATCAAGTCACACCAATTTTTGCCGGTAACGCTGGTAAGAAAATCGCCCGATTACTATTTGACCAAGCGGCAAGGTTATATTTATGATAGATAAAGATAAATTCGGTTGGCTGGATTTACCTAATATTCCAGATGAAATATATAATCCTTTTTTGGACGATCACTACGGAGTTATGCATGATCCAATAGAAGAGTTTATGTGCTTTACATTGGACATTCAGTATTTGCATTTTGTTTGCAAAGAGATTCTTAATATAGAGTTGTTACCATTTCAATTAGCTATATTAGATAGGCTCTGGAACAAAAGACTTCCTATGCTTATAGCAAGCAGAGGGGCTGGAAAGAGCTTTATTATTGGTGTCTATTCCTTACTCAGGTTATTGCTAAGTCCCGGTATCAAAGTTGTATTAGTCGGTTCTTCTTTCAGACAATCCAAGCAAATTCATGACTATATTGTAAGTATTTGGGATAGAGCACCAATCTTAAGAGATATTGCTGGTAAAAATTCTGGTCCTAAAAAATCCGTAGATCGTTATGAGTTTTTTATTGGGACTAGTGTTGCAACTGCTTTGCCAATTGGAGACGGTTGTCTAAGCTCTAATACTCTTATGACTTATGAAAATAAAATTGGGTATATATCAGAAGATATTCCAGAAGGAACAACAGTAGATGAGAGCGTCTTCGTTAGAGACAGGAATATCTATGGTAACTTCGGATTTAACAACTCAGATGAAGCTTATTATAATGGGATTAGACCAACTAAGATAATAACTACCGAGCTAGGATTTAGCTACGAAGGAACTAATAATCATAAAATGAAAGTTTTAAGAGATGGAGAAATTAAATTTATCAGATCTGACGAAATGGTAGTCGGAGAGACAATTCTTATAGATAAGTCTGATAGATGGCATAATGAATCTCTCTCTCGTTCCGATACGCTATACTATAATCTTGGGCTTGAAAGCAACGATATTTTCTTAAAAGAAATGCTTAGTGCAAATAAAGAACAAATGTCTGATTATCTAAGAGGATTTTTTGAACAGCATTTGTCTTCTGGATTAGTCTTCAGTAATATTAATTATTTTTCTTTAAAGTGTAACAATGAAGAATCTATTAAGATAATTCAAAATGTTTTATTACATTATTCAATTATAAGCGAAAGAACGAACAACAAGTTAATTATTAAAGACAAAAGTAGTTTATTCAATCTAATAGATAAAATATGTGTTCATCTCGATAGATTTAAAAATATATTTAGTCTTGACACAAATACAGATAATATTTATTATGATAAAATTTCTAGCATAGAAGATGGAGAATGTGCTACATACGATGTTCATGTTCCTAGTGGTCATGAATATACAGCAAATGGATTTTTTAGTCACAACAGTAAAATTAGAGGTATTCGTGCCAATGTCATTATTTCAGATGAATTTGCTTCTATTCCTGAAGAAATTTTTAATGTAGTTATTCAGGGCTTTGCGATTGTGGCAGACAGTCCAGTAGAGAAGGTGAAAGAACAATCTCTTATATACGATCTAAAGAAAGCTGGCTTATGGACAGAAGAATTAGATGGTGAATATAAAAATAAGAATAAAGGCAATCAAATTATATATTCTGGAACAGCATATTATGCTTTTAATCATTTTTATAAATATTTTTCGAAATGGAGAGAAATTATTTCTTCTAATGGAGATCCAAGTAAACTAAACTCTATTATAGATGCTAATGATCCATTGTCTGATGGGTTCAACTGGAAAGACTATTGTATTATCCGTATTCCATACACGGCTTTACCAAAGGGATTTCTAGACCAAGGAATTTTAGCACAGGCCAAGGCTACTTTAAATACTAATCAATTCTTATGCGAATATGGTGGAGTATTTGCAAAAGATAGCGATGGATTTTACAAAAGATCTATCATTGACGCTGCAACTACTACCAAAAGTATAAAAGTTCCATCTGGGAAGTTAGTTCAATTTAGTGCTTCAAAAATCGGAGATCCAAAAAAGAGATATGTTATGGGGATTGATCCTGCTGCAGAAAGAGACAATGCAGCTATTGTTATACTAGAAGACAACGAAGAATATCGTTCTATTGTTCATTGTTGGACAACTAATAGAAAGAAATTCACAAGTTTAAAAAATAAAGCGAAAGATTCTAATCAAGACATAACAGATGATTACTATAGATTTATAGCCAAAAAGATTAGACAACTAATGCGTGATTTTAACATAGATAGAATTTGCATGGATAAAAACGGCGGCGGAATAGCCATTGCAGAAGCTTTGTCTAGCAGAGATACGTTTTTAACTGATGAATTTCCTGTTTTTGAAATTATTAATCCAGATGTTCCTAAGCAATGCGACATAGAAGAGGGGCTGCATTTATTAGAACTAGTTATTCCAACTACTAATCTCAACAGCGAGGCTAATCATGGAATGCTCAAAGACATTCAGGACAAAATTTTATTATTCCCTAGATTTGATACAGTAGAACTAGAAAAGTCTATAGTATTAGACGGAATGAATGAAGATATTTTTAGTTCTTTTGAAGAGTTGGTCAACGAAGTAGAAGAGCTTAAGAATGAACTTTCTTCCATTGTTATGACCGGAACATCTATTCTAGGTGCTGAAAAATTTGATACACCAGAAGTCAAAATGGAAGGTGCAAAGAAGGGAAGATTAAAAAAGGATAGATATTCGGCATTGTTATATGCTAACTACTATACTAGGAATAAGAATAAACAAGAGCCTAGTTTGTCTATGTCTTATAAAGTTGTCGGTAATAATAAGATTTCTACAACCAAAAACAATAACAACAATAATATGTATACTGGATTTGGAGTAGCTAAATTTGGACAATCCGATTGGGCTAAAAAAGGATCTCCAGGTTTTTACAAAAGATCAGAATAATGTCTGTATACTAATATGAAACGTAATTCAATTACAATTGAAATGGACAAATATGACGCCAGGATACAAATCTTTTAACGGTAATAATAAATCTAAAGTATTATCGGAATATTCTAATACTGTTGATAAATTTGACTCGCTCCTTAGAAAGAGCACAGCTTTTACTAATGAAATAGTAAGTGATATAATTGTTAGACAACCATTTAGTAAAGATGATTATGAATATTTTCGTCCTAACGAATCTATCCCTGGTAGATTCAATGATCTAATTAAGATGTGTAGATCTTCGTATCACAAAATGGGAATTATCAGAAACGTTATTGATCTTATGACAGATTTTGTTTCTGATGGATTTAAAGTAGTTGACGCTGATCCCGAAAGAAATAAATTTTTCCAACTATGGCTAAAACAAACTAATTTTACTGATATTATACAGGAATTTACTAAGCACTATCTAATTGATAACAATGTTGTCCTAAAGAGAATAACAGCAAAGATGACTAAATCAGTCCAAAGCGTATGGGAAAAATCCATAGCCGGTGCTGATGTCAAGATGTATAAGCCAATAAAAGAATTTGGAACTAAAGAAATTCCATGGAGATACTCTTTTTTAAATATTGTTAATTTGAACTGGACAGGAGGAGAGCTTGGTAAGTTAACTGGAACCTCTGGTCTAAGTATTACTCTGTCTCCTAACATTATTAGCAAGATACGTTCTAAAGTTAAAATGGATGCTGAGTCGGTCAAAGATCTTCCAGAAGATTTTAGAAAACAAGTCTTAAGCGGACAGGCTAATTCTTTTGAATTAGATATGTCCAAAATATACATGGCTCATGGAACTAAGAATTCTTGGGACTTTTGGGCTTCTCCAACACTAGAAGCAATTCTTTCAGATGTTCTTTATAAGCAAAAGCTTCGTCAAGCAGAAATGTCTGCATTAGACGGTGTTATTAACGTTATTAGACTTTGGAAACTTGGAGATCACAAAGCAGGAATTCTTCCAGACCAAGGTGCTGTAGATAAATTATTAAATATTTTACAGGCTAATACCGGCGGTGGAGCCATGGATCTCGTTTGGGACTCCATGATTGAGATGCAGCCATTCTATCCTCCTATTGATAAAATACTAGGATCGGATAAATACGAACAAGTTAATAAAGATATCCTGATTGGACTTGGGGTTCCCGAAGTACTGCTTGGTGGGAAAGGTGCCAATTTCTCTAACAGTTTTATTCAACTCAAGACATTAGTAGAGAAATTAGAGAATGTTAGACGAAAATTGTTTGTTTTTATAAATAATGAACTATCTATAGTTTGTGAATCAATGGGTTTTGATTCTTTACCAGTGGTTCAGTTTGGTTCTATCGCTGATGACGAAGGCACTACTAAAAAATTAATTGTTGGGCTTCTTGACAGAGGAATAGTGAGTGCAGAAACAGTTCTAGAGATATATGGACATGATTTTAAAATTGAAAAGAAGAGACTTGAGGATCAAAAGAATCAATTTGAAATAAAGGGTCCATTTAAGACAGAAGAAGATGCTCCAACGAACGGCAGACCTTTTATGGGAAAAGACAACCTTAAGAGAAAAACAAGGGTTGCGAAACCTAGAACAACGGCTATTACCGGAATGTCCTTTATTGATAAGATTGATGAATATTATATTCCAATTTATTTGGAACACATCCAAGTTAAAAATCTTAGACAAATAACAAATGATCAAAAGCTAGAACTAAATGACATAAGGTCATATATATTGTCTTGTATTAAACCTAGTGATAAGATACAAAGCGAAAATGACTTAGTTTCTATTTTAGAAGAAAAAAGAACACCTAGTTCTGAAGTGTTAGACTTAATTAAAAATAATATATCTTATTTTGTTAAGGAAAACGAAGCACAGCCAACTATACAACAAAGAAAAATGATAGAATCTCTCTCTTGGACAGAAATAATGGAGAACGAAAATGAAGATTAATGTAGAAATAGATAGCATTACTAAAGAATATAAACTAATGATTAATGGAGCAGAGGTTCCTACTGCGGACATTAAATCTCTTACCGCTGGTTGGTATAATTATTCAGATGAGGAAAAAGATCTCAATGAAACATTTTTTAATGTAACGTCTATGAGTTCTCTTGATGGTACCAGAAATAGCTTTGGTTTTTCTTTTAATAACAAAGAATCTCTTGATTATAAAGACGAAGTCTATTCTATCTCTGATGAGATTGGAAAAATTTCTAAAAATGCCAAACGCTCTAGAGCCATGGCACGTATCTTAAAACAGAAAAAATAATTGTTATGTATAATATTATATATTTGGTATTAATATGATTATATTTCCAGAAGAACACGATATCGAAGATAAGATTCTAGCCAACACTAAGGCTAGTGTTCTAATTTCTGATTTGTCAAAACTTGAAAAAGATCACAAAGTTGAAGTAGAACAGAGTTTTAAAGATTTTCCAGTTGTTGCGTCAGTAGAGATAGAATATAACAAAGATCATCCAGATCTAGCTTATTTCTCTGCTGTTTTAGCATCGGTTGGACTAAATCGCAACGGTGATTTATTCACTCCACAAGAAATGTGGAAAGCTCGCAACACCATTATCAACACTCCATTTAATAATCTTCACAAAGAAAAAGATATAATTGGGCACATCTATAGTGGTCGTTGTCTTGACAAAGAGAAAAATGTAATTACGTCAGATACTCACGATGATTATTTTGACATTGAATGCGATCTAGTGGTTTATAAAAATATTTTCCCAGAGATAAGCGATCAAATTACAGATGGTGCATTAAATAATTCTGTCTATGTCTCAATGGAATGTATGCTAGGTAACATAGCCTATGCTTTTGAGAACGAAGATGGAACATTGCAAATAGTTAATCGTAATAAAAATACAGCATTTCTTACTAAGTATCTACGTGCGTATGAAGGCCCAGGAACATATGCTAATAGAAAAATTCATCGCGTCTTAAAAGATATAAGATTTTGTGGCTTAGGAAATGTTAATGATCCCGCAAATCTGAATAGTGTTTATACTAAAATCAAAGACACTACTTTAGACAACACAAAAGCTTTTGCTTATATAAATAACACAAGTGTTATAAATACCGATGTAGAGCAAAATGAAAACGAAGTTTTATGTATAGCTAACACTATAAAAGAAAAGGAAAAAAATATGTCACTTGAAAAATTAACACAAGACTTAGAACAAGCTAACGCTTCACTAGAGACTGTTAATAAAGAACTAGAGTCTAAAAAGGCTGAGCTTCTTGTTGCTACTCAAAGCGTTACTGATGTTACTTCGGAATTAGAAGGCTTTAAGAGCAAGCTAGAAATTGCTACTTCTAAAATTACTGAGATAACAGAAGAGAAGAATACTATCTCGGCAGAACACGAAGCCATCAAAGCAGAGCTTGGTGTTATTAAAGCAGAGATAAAAGACGCTAAGGATAAACAGGTTATAGCAGAAAGAATTCAGAAGTTAACCGATCTCAAGGTTAATGTTTCTGACGAAAGAAAAGCTGTAATTGCTACTATGTCTGAAGTTCATTTTAATGAATTGATTGCTTGGACCCAAGAAGTGTCAGCAACCAAAGCACCAGAAAAAGTTGAAGATCTAAAGACAGAGTCAGTTCTTGCTGATGATAAAGATTTGAATGCACTTGCTAATCTTCAAGAAGATGAGACAAACAGCAAAGTTAAAGTTGCTGAAAAAATTGTTAATTCTTTGATTAGTTCAAGAAAAAGAAAATAATAAATAAAATAATGTAAATTATTTTAAATATATAAATTTGTTTTGTATAATATTTTGAAAGTTTTAAATAAACAGGAGATTAAAAATGGCTCTTAAAGCTGATAGACAGATAGATGCATGGGAAATTCGTTACTTTCTAAATGAAACTGCTGCACCTGGTAACATTGTTGTTATAAGCACCGCTGGCAGTGGCTCTGCTATGGACGCTGTTGACAACCTTGCTACCGTAGTGGCAAGTTCTTCAGGTGCTCGTCCTTTGGGTATGTTGTTAAATCAATTTGTAAATCTTGATCTTAGCAAGTTCCCCATTAACTGGCACAAAGATCAGTCTCAAATTGGAGATAAGGCTTCAATCGCCACTAAGGGTTGGTTTGTAACTGACCGTATTACTGGAACTCCAGCGGCTGGTGATTTTGCAGTTCTCTCTAGCTCGGGCACTATCACTGGTGTAGCACCCAATGCTACTACCTGGAACAAAATAGCTAATCCACAGGTTGGATCTTTCCGCACTAAGAAAGATGAATCTGGCTATGCGTCCGTTTACATCGATCTATAATTCATAAACACTAATTGAACAACAAACACTATACCCAAGGAGATGAAAATGTTATTTGAAGATATATCAGAAACTGATAAAAAAGAGATGGTGACACTACTCAAGGACACCGGATCTGACGATACCTCTGTCTGTGGTCCCGCACAGAAAGCTTTTGCTGCGGCACTTGAAACACCACTCAAGCAAGGTATTTTGACTGGTGATATTATCAACGGAATCTTTACAGTCACTCAGTTTGATCCCAATGTTCGCATTGAGTATCCTGTTGACTTCTTCCGTCCTGATAATGCACATGAATTTGTTGCGTATACTATTCCTAATCAAGGAAAGATACCACAGAAGCATGTTGAAGGCGATTACGTAACCGTTCCAACTTTTGATGTTGGTATTTCTATTGACTTCTTGAAAAAGTATGCTAAAAATGCTCGTTGGGACATTGTCAGCAGAGCTATGGAAGTAATGGAAGCCGGCGTTAAGAAGAAAATGAACGATGATGCTTGGCACACTCTGTTGAGTGCTGGTTTTGATCGTAGTCTTTTGACTCACGACCAGAATGCCTCAGCAGGTCAGTTCACCAAGAGACTTATCTCTATTATGCAGCTAACCATGCGTCGGAATGCTGGTGGCAACTCCACTAGTTTAAACCGTGGCAAGCTTACCCATCTCTATGTTTCTCCCGAAGCATTAGAAGATGTGCGTAACTGGGGCGTAGATCAGATTGATGAAATCACTCGTAGAGAAATATTTGTTTCTAGCGATGGTTCATATAATAAGATATATAATGTTGTTCTTGCTGAACTTGATGAGCTTGGAGATGGTCAGGAATATCAGGAATACTACGAGAAGACTCCCGCTGCCGGTGCCGCTAATAACGGAATGGCTGCTGGAGATGTAGAACTGGTTGTTGGTCTTGACTTAAGCAGAAACGATTCATTCGTTATGCCTGTCGGCGAACCACTCCAGATCATGAATGACCCCACTCTTGATAGAGAACGAAGAATCGGTTATTATGGGACTGCTAATTACGGAGTTGGTGTTCTTAACAACCTCCGTGTTCTGCTTGGCTCACTATAATTTAAACTAATCTAAATAACCAATACGAATATCACATGCTAACGCTTGTGATATTTTTTTTGTTTGTATATTACTATGTCTAATAAATGCACAATTTTTATGAAAAAGTCCTTTACTTTGATAGAAATGCTCGTGGCTATTGTTATTGTTATCTGCCTGATCTCAATTATATTACCGAGCATAAGAAAAGTGAAGTTTGAGGCGTGGTTGACAACTCAGCATTACATGCTGAAAAGAAATATAGACGAGGCAGTAATGCGTGGAGCAATACGAAATCCTCACCATTATGAGGCTGCATTAAGACATGTCGAGTGGCAGATTCAAATGGTAAGAAAGAGATACAAGTAATGGGATACTACTCTGACATGTTCAATGCAGGCAACCGCAAAGGCACGCACGCCTTCGATGCGGATGTTCTCTCACTAGTTAAAACGCTTGGCACGACCGAGCAAAAAGTGAGCGACAAGGCCAGTGAAGGCGAAGAAATCAGGCTGGCGAAAGCGGGCGACGAATCGCTCGCAGTCGTCCATTTTAACGGCGACACGACCCGCGACGACGCGAAGGCCACGCTCGTCATTGACATCGCCGAGCTTGCCAAAATGCCGGACGATATTC